CAAAGCTGGGTTATGACCCAACCAATAAAGATTACGTGGCCGTAGAAGATGCCTTGGCCAGTGGTGCACCATTTGTCTGGGTAATGCGGATACTCGCCAAGGTGGATACTGGCCCAGGTGGTGGACCTGGTAGCGGCAGCACTATCAGCTGTACGGGTGCAACAGAAAGTATCTATCTGGCCATGTTTATGGACACCTCTAAGCCAATGGATCAACTACAATCTGCAATGTTAAGTATGAAGTTAGAGATCAATGATCAGGTATTTAATCCAAATGATGTAGTATCTTTTGATGGACTGCTTAAATTGCAAGATCTCGATATTAATAACCCGCCTATTGATGTTCTTCTACCTTCACCATCTGGTATGGCCTTGTCACTTCTTTCTAAATTTACAAATATCAGCAGCTCAAATATTCGCATTAAATATGATTGTTCAGCAAACAATCCAGGATTAATAAAGGTTTTTGCGCTAGGAAATAATCCTGCAATTCTTAATTCAGATGGATTAGTTGCCAGTGCATGTCTTTCACCTTCAAATGGAGAAATACCTGAGCCTATTCAATGTACACCATCAGTTGTACCTATGCTGAATCAGAAAATGGGTGTTGATAATCTAACTTTTAGATTCAGTGTTAATGGCGGCGGCATTTATACCCATGAAGAAAATACTGATCGTAATGCAACGGTTCAAACAGTTTTAGTTAATTTATTAGCTTATAGTCCAGCATTTATAAACCTAGAAGCCGCTAAGACTCTTAATGATGCTGAGCCGCGAAATTTCTTAGTTTCCTATGATTATCCAATCCAAGGCGCGCCAGCTGGAAGTGGTGCACCCATGACCGTTGAATTGTGGGCAACGCCTGGTGTTGATAACTGTATTGTGACTAAGGCCTTTGGTGGTGATTATGTGTTGCGTTCATGTGGTGCCCAGGTCTGGACCAGCGTCAATGTAAAAAGCTAACTTCTCTTCAGAAAAGTCCTGCAAGCCAGGACTTTTTTTTGGGAACAATAAAAATTAGAGTCTTTCTACAACTTCAAAATAGGCCAAAACCTAGTTACGGAAATACCGAAAATGGCTAATTTTGAGCTAAACAAAGTAAATGAAGATCATTCCCTGGCACAACAGTTTAAAACGGCGTTTCAGAAAGCGACTGGGCAGCAAGTCGTTGCTGTTATTCCAGGAAAGATTAAGAAAATAGCAGGAGAGGCAACCAAGGATCTGGATTTCCAGCTTGAGAATGGCCAAGCTGTTACTTTAGTCGTGCGTACAGATGGCGACATTGTGCGCGTTAAATTAAATGGCAAAGATCTACCTCTTAAAAATGAGCTTTGGCATTTTAGCCCGGACTCTTATCAATTCACGGCCAGCACACCTACTATGGGCCTTCCCATGAATAACCAGGATCGTTTTAGTCATGCCTCCGTCTTTGCAAAGGCAGTTAATGAAATTGCTGAGCGTGTTCGTGCTAATCAAGCCGCTTTTGATAAAAGAATGGCTGGCCAGAAAGTTAATATTCCTAAACCGGCTGGGCAACGTTCGGGCGGATCTGTTACAGCGCAAAGTAAGGAAGTAAAACTCCGGATCAGTTCAATTGATGAACGCATTACACAAAAGAAAGCATTACGTGATGACCTGCAGCAGCAATTATCTACTCGTCAACAACAAGCCGACTTAATTAATACCCCAGTGGGTAATGCCTAATGAATCTACCTCAATATTTTGATCTTTTGTTGATCTTGGTGCTGTTTATCTACCTGGGTTATTCCAAGCTTGTTTTTAAAAAAGTTAAAAAGAATTTGGGCATAGCATTACGACAGACCAGCATGGCATTTTTGTTTGGCCAATGTCGTACCAAGATTATTACTCATATCTCATTTTTATTAATTGTGGTGCTATTTATTGGCTGGCGTACTGCTGATTTTTTATTAAGTTTAGATATAGCGCCGTATGTAAGCTGGCTTACTGCAATTCTAAGCAGCCTATATTGTCTGTATTGCCTTTTTTGGTATCAAGTCACTGTGTCTATGGTCGAAGTTGCAGAAGAGCGCTACGGTGCTCTAGGAGGGTCACATTGAGCGTAGTAAATCTTAGAGTAGAGCAGATACAGGCCATGATTGAACACTGGCTAGATACACCAGCCAATGCCTATTACGGCAGTAGCTACGGCGCCGATTTAAGAAAGCTCCTATTTGTGCCAATGCACACCGAAGCAGCTGACAGCTTTTTAGACAAAATGAAGGAAGATATTCCGCTGTTAGCTGATCTCGATAGCAATGCACTCAGCATTGTTTCAGAAGATATTGATCATGATAAAAAGCACTTTTATATCCAGCTGGGCTCTATCGTGATTCCACTGGGGACTAAACAAGAAAGCAATTTAACGGGGGAAACTTACAATGCGTTCGCTCAATGAAATTAACCAGCGTCTGCGAATTAATCTGCAGGATTATCCTGAAATTTCCGCCCGGTTTGAAGCCGGTGAACCCACCGTAGCCGCCCCACTTAAAGCGCAGGCAAGTTTTATGGCTGATCTGTCTAGCGATATGGCTATTGCTATAATTGAGCCCTTTATTAAAAGTCGGGATAGCACGATTTTAGCTGATGCTACAAATAAGGGGATCTTGCCGGTTGCTACGCCGTGCCAGCATTATTTAGAATTTAAAAATAAGGGAGAGCGGACCGTTACCATTTCTGCCGGACGCTTAATTGAAGATATGCAGGGCCGGATCTGGCGGCTACTGCAGACCGCTAATATGATCGCAGGAGAAACAACGGAAGTCCTGGCTGAACAGAGCCAAGTCAGAACTGAGAAATATAAAGCTATTTTTACAGAAGCCTTTCACCAGGTGACGCTCAATATTCTGGATGATTATTATCTGGCGGCTATCCGGGTTTACGATGAAAGTGGAACTAATTTTATCCACCGCCGGCGCTGGATGAATGCACCTGCAGGTGAAGCGGCCTATACGTTAAAAACAGATTCAATGCAGCGGATTACTGCCGAATTTGGAGATGCCCAGCGTTGCGGTACCACGATACAGGCCAACACAGTATTAAATTTTGAGCTCACTGAAACCGACGGCTATATTGATACCAGCGTATTACGTGAAGCCGCTTTATCTGAGCTGGTTACAGCAGATGAAGGAAAGATCCAGATTCTATTTAAAGCAGGCGGCCTGGTCCGTGCCGGTGCAAATCCGCTGAGCATCGCTCAGCTAAAGCTTTTGGCAAGTTATCCGACACATGATGATAACGCCGTCTTCTTATCTGATTTTAACTATGCAGTCCAAAAAGCCTTTATGAGCCGCTGTCACTACATTGCAGTCTGGAATGAAGCACAGCAAGAGAAATATTACGGCGCCACGCTGGACGATATTAATCACTTAAATATTGCTTTTGTACCTAGAGTGACAGCTGAAGCCGTTCAACTGGCCCAGGATATAAAAAATCATATTGCCCATTTAGATGGCTTGTACGATGGAAAAGTTAAAGAAAGGCCCGTACAGCAGCGGCCCTTTCAGATCACCATTAATGCAAAGCTGGCCCCAGTACATAACGTTGAATCAGTGAAGCAGGAAATAAAAAATCTTCTACTTTCAAAATATGGCCAAGAGACAATCGCAAGCTCTTATTTCATTGCAGATGGGTTTAATTCGCAAGAAATTTCTAAGCTGATCCGGGAGAAAGTCGCTGCATTTCAGGACCGAATTGCTGATTTCCGACTCGACATTGAGGATCTGGCCAGGAACCCGATTAAACCGCATGAATGGGTATTTATGACTGATAGCAGTATCGAGATTAAGATTCAGCGTAGTGCTTCATCGGGAGAGGCATTATGGACTTATTAGCGCCGCTTGTTCATTCACATACTGCAAATGAGCTCGAAGAAGCCCTGCAGAGTATCTATAGCAAAACATTTTTAGAGCTTTTTGAAGAAGATTTAAAGAGCTTATTTGACTACAGCGTGCCCCACATGGCCGGTCCCAGTGTTGTAGAACGGTTCACCAAACAGGATGGGCTGGTGGTGTTGCGTCGTCCGGGAACCAGTGAAGCCATCATGCGGGTCATTTATGCAAACTGGAAAGCATTAGGGTCTAAGCGTGGCCTGGCATTTTTAGAGTTTGTTTTAAAAATGATTTGGCCCGGACAGTACAAATTACGGCGCTTATATCACTCTAAAGTGTATGCCAGCAGTTACCCAGCCCGCCTGACTTATACGCAGTCTAGCGATACGTTTCTCACTTCACGTTTACACGTTTCAATGAGTCCAGATATTGATTTAGAAGAGCTGGCCGAACTTGCCCCGACACTGGCAAAATTAGTCCCTGCAAATCTGGTACCCAGTGTAGCAATTGAACTTGAAGTGAATGATATAGAATTAAAACTTGCTGCCGGTGTACAGCCTGCTCTTATTGGTAATTTTGAACCAGAAGAGTGGTAAGTTGCCGGCAGTTTACCAAAGGGCTTTAAGCCCTTTTTTGTTTTTGGGAACGAAAAAAATTAGCCCCTTTTTTAGCCTTCACACTTTACGCATGATTTAACTAACCGAGATCAATCATGCGTCAAAAATTTTACTCCACCCCAGCCGAATTACGCCGTGATTATGAAGTGGCCAAAGGTCTGGGCGCACCCATGCTACAGTGTAATGCCATGCTGGTACCAGAAATTGCACCAGAATTACGACTACTTTTTAAAAGCTATCCCCGACCAATATTGACCAATAACGATAAGGCAGAAGTGGCCTATGCAGGTGGTCTAGCAGCGCATGTTCCTGGCACTATTAAAACTTCTTATGAGGGCGCATATACTATCATTGAAACCGAAAAGGGCATAGTGTCTGATTTTGCTGACCTACTTGCCGCCAATAACGGCACTACAAACTGTCTGGTTTACGATGGACGTTATGATCGTTGGACCAAAGTACACGAATTAACTGATTGTGCTTTGACTTTAGAACCAGGCGAAGTTGATGCAGAAAGCCGGTCACAAATTATGACTATCAGCGGAAACATGAGCTATATGTTCTTTGGCCAATCTTCATCTGCAGGTATTGTTTCTAATGCCGTGGCTGGTGGTATCCAGATCCAAGGCACAGGAAATAGTGAATTGCTGACGAAAGCCCAAAACCTCTTAAATCTGGTTAAAACCGGTGTAGACGTATCCAACTCAGTTAAGAATTTATTTTAAGTGAGTTAATTATGACGACAATGTTAAGCCAGATCGATGTTTTGAATATTTACCCATCAAGCCAGGCGGGTACTATACAAGAACTAGCCCTAGGGTTATTTGATCTGCTCACATTGTCGGGCTATTCACTGAGCCAGGACGAGATTGAAACTCTTATCCTGGCTGAGTGCCGTTACTATGCGGGATGGGCAGCTTTTCAAGCCCAAGAAAAAGCAAAAGTAGCATTAGATTCCAGCCTGACAATTGAGTGTTTTGAATGGTCCATACTTGAGCCAGTTATACGTGCTCATTGTAATGTAGTCGAGGCGCAGCGGATCGAGGCGCTAAAAAGCCTGGGTGGTGCTGAATTTGGTTTAAGTGCCAGTGAAGCGAGCCAATTGTATTTAGAGGAACGTGCAAAACTGCCACAACTGGCATGTATTGAGCCTCCTTTTTCCCTAGAACTTGATTAAGGGAAAATTATGCTTATCCAGATCGCGAAAAATGGCCAATCTATTGGTATGCAAAATATTATAGCGGCAACGTTACGAACGGATTTAATCCCCGTACCCGTAACCTTGGAAGCTACAATAAAAGTTGAAAATGATATTAAGGATCTGATTCATAACGGCGCAGTTTTACTGGTAAGTGACCAACATATTCCAGTGACTATCGTTAAGTTAAATGAGATCCGGACACAAACAATCCAGGATGATACTCGCCTAAAATACTTCTCGATTATTGCAGTTTTACAAGGCTGTGAATCTTTAATAGATCCTCAAAGCAAATTAATCAGCCTGGAAGATTCAAGTTTTGCAGCTGTATATAAAGCATGTGGCTGTAAAGTGCCGGTGGGCAATAATATTTCTTTGATGAAGTTTTCTAGTCCTTACGGCGTTTTTGCAACGTATGAAATTGCTAAGCGCTTGCAAGAAGAAGCCGCTGTAATTGTTTACCGTGATAAGAAACTCAATATCATGCGATTACAACAACTTTTCAAGCAAGAGCCAGTAACCATGCTGGATAGCGGCGCCGTATCCTGGATTGATAACCCGAAAATTGAACAAAGAGAAGTACCGTCATTTGTAAGCGTAAGTGAGGACGGGCAGATCATTGAAGATAGTTTAAAGAACAATGCACCTGGTTATTATTATCCGGGCCTTGATGCTCGCCGCCTGAAGAATCTTAGAACCGTTCTAGTTACCCGTGGCATGATTACCCGTGCGCTAAGCATGAATCTAAATGCTGGGGATATTGTGCTTATTAATGATACTAAATACATCATTTTGACCGCAGCCCATCACTTTGAGTCTGGCGCCGTGGGTGGCGCTACAGCTCATGCCACAGTCATGTGGCTTGCCACGTTAAGCGGGGAATAATATGGATAATTTACTTGGCTTTTTCCCTGGCAAGCTGCTGAGCTATAACAAAAATACCAAACGCGCACAGGTTAGTATTCCGCCTTTTACAAAAGGTTCAGATGAAGGTGTAACCGCAAGGCTGGCATATCCAGTAGGTGATGATGATTTAGACACAGAACTTTCAATTAATGGCCAGCCAGATATTTGGGTATTTTTTGAAAATGGCCAATTTAGTGATCCCGTCATTGCTTTTTTCAGGACACACGGCGAAGGCAGTCTTACAGATATTCGCCGTTTACGTCATAAGAAAATCGAACTTATTGCAGAAGAGATCCTACTGGATGCAAAAGTTATCGTCACAAAAGACGTAAAAAGTACCGGTGATGTGGTTGCAGGCGGCGTATCTCTTATGTCACACCCCCATTCAAACGTAAAAGCTGGACCAGATAATAGTGGGCCACCAGTCGGGGGAACAGCCGGCAATCCAGGAACTGGGGAAGGTGGTGCAACAGATCCAGGAACTGGGGAAGGTGGTGCAACAGTACCGGGAGAGCCTGGCCCTCCTGGTCCACCAGGGCCACCGGGGAAAGATGGCCAACCCGGTAAAGATGGCGCACCGGGGAAGGACGGCCAGCCAGGTAAAGACGGCGCACCGGGGAAGGACGGCCAGCCAGGTAAAGACGGCGCACCGGGGAAAGATGGCCAACCGGGTAAGAACGGCGCACCGGGGAAAGATGGTATAGGTGTGCCAGGCTTGCCAGGATTACCCGGAAGAGATGGCCAACCCGGTAAAGATGGTACGCCGGGGAAAGATGGCCAGCCAGGTAAAGACGGCGCACCGGGGAAGGATGGCCAACCGGGTAAAAATGGTAAAAATGGCCTTTCTGCTTATCAATCTGCCGTTTTAGAAGGTTTCCAAGGAACCCAGGCTGAATGGGTGAAAAGCCTAGAGCCTAAAGTGACGGTTTACAATCAAGCAGGTTTACTAGCGACCGGATCAATGAAGATCTGGCGGGACGTGATACCTTCAGCAGAAAATTGGTCATGTGATTATTCCAGCGCCGGCTTTACAACCAGACCAATGATAATGGCTAGCCCAGTGGGAACAGAGCCTTTTATTGTTCACGTAGATTCACTAAATGCGAGTCTAACTGAATGTCACGGCCATTCTAGCCATTCTATTCCAGGGGGCCAGATTGATATTTTTGTGATAGGAATATGAAAAAACTAGGGTGTGTTGACACTTTTAGCTTAAAAAAATAGCGAAGTAGTAAAATCAAATCACCAAACCCAATTTTACTATTCGCTATGCCTCGTACCATGCTGACAGAT